AAATGGAGGCTGTGCTTTTGGATTGCCTTTGATGATCCACACTGTGTCACAGTAATTGGGATCTCCCCATGAATCATAAGTGCAACCATCAGTGAACACAATGAGTTTTTTGGGTTCAAGGCCTTGTTGCTTCATGTATGTCCAATTGGACATGAAATCTGTGCCGCCACCGCCTTTGGGTTCATAATCAGTGATCGATTTATCATCATCGCTGGTGAACTCTTGAACATTGTAGACTCTGGTGTCAAAACTCCAGACTCTGATTTTATACTCATCAAATGCATCCATGATGCCTTGTATTTCACTGAAAAAATCCTGTAGATCCACGTTTGAAATACTGCCCGAGGCATCAATGGCCACACACACATCAATCTGATGGCCAGGGCGTTGACCGGGCAACACTGCATCACAATGCCAACTTCTACGACTGGGTTTTTGCCAACTGTAATCAAATTTCACCAGACTCTGTATCTGTTGCAGCAACATTTCACGCCAGTTGATCACAGGATTTGTGATGTCTCGAATCAATCTGCTGATGCCCAAAGGTAAATTGTCTGTGCCTGCTGCTTGTGCAGCCTGTAACACCGCGTCTTTGATTTCGTCTCGTATGTCTCGTATGTCTTGGGGACCGAGTTTGGGTTTTCCGGACCGGTCATGATCTTCATTGTCATCGTTGTTAGTTTCCAAATGTTCATCCAAAACCTGTTTCAATAGATCTGAAACTTTGATTTTTCTAGCATTAGCAAACAAATCATCATAGACTTCTTCAAAACTCATGCCACGATATTTGGCGTTGTGAAGAATAGGCACCTTGGTTATGCGTTCGCCAATTTTATGATCTAACAGATCTTGGTTCACGCAATAGTCAGCAGCAATGTTGCTGAGCATGGGGTCTCGATCTTGTCTACGACCAATGTGATCATACACCACATGCAACACTTCGTGACCAAACAAAAATTCACATTCACGTAAACTGAGCCTGTTGATGAACTCACTGTTATACCAAAAATTTCTGCCATCTGTGGCGGCTGTGCCGCACCATTCATCAGCATTAGTCAAACGCAGTCTGGTGGCCAAGTTACCAAAAAAAGGAGCACGGAGCAGCAGACCAATTCTAGCAGTGATCAGTTTTTCCAGAGCAGCAGCATCTGTTTTGGGATCAGTGACAGTGTGACTTTGAGTCTTTTCTGCCACAGTGGTGTCTTGTCTAGGCATGTGTCAAATCCTTTGATGTCATTTCTTTTCAGCTGCGGCAATCACATATTTGCCAAACCTTTGGTGAAAGGTAGTGAAGTTTTTCAATTTGGCTGGTAAAAACGGAATGCCATATGTGGTAATGGCCACACGTGCTGCCATTACCACCAGTTCAGTGGTGAAATTGTCCATGATAAAAGCAAAGAAGTGGTCTGCTTTTGCGTACCATTTTTCCAGACGAGTGTCATTTGACACCAGAGCTTTGTCGTAGGCATCTTTGAGTTCGTAACAAAGACTCACAGTCAACGAGTACATGGCAGACACTTCCTTGATGGCCAATGTGGTGACTTTGCCATTAAGAATTTCCACAGGGTCAGGCATCTGTCCGGAAACCTTGCGGTGTGCCATGAACTTCACTGCCATGCCTTCACCCACAGCACCGGCCACTAAATCCATGAGTCCTGTGTCATTGTCATCATCTAGCATTTGGCTGACAAATGTCCAACTGCGGGGAGTGGCAAAACTCCGACCAGAGGACCTGGGATCAAAATCAAACAAATCGCCCTTGGCAAAACTGATGTACCCCACTACATCTTTGTGAATACGATTGTTCACTGCCCAGGTCTGCCAAGAGTCAAAATCACTGCGCATCTCCAGGTGCACAAAACGATTGGCCAGTGGAGCAGGCATGCGGTAAGTCACACCCTTGTCACTTTCACGATTGCCTGCAGCCACCAACACCACATTGTCAGGCAGACTGTAAGTGCCCACACGCCGGTTCAGCACCAACTGATAAGCCGCAGCCTGCACAGCCGGAGCAGCAGAATTCATTTCATCAAGAAACAACATCACAATGGGATATTGTTTGGCCAACTCTTCATTGGGCAGGTCCACAGGCGCAGCCCAGTCCATGCGATTGATGTCTCTGTTGTAAAAAGGAATACCACGAAGATCTGTGGGTTCCATTTGACTGAGTCTGAGATCAATCATCAGGCCCCCCAGGTCACGAGCGATGCCGGCCACTAGTTCGCTTTTGCCAATGCCCGGGGGGCCCCAAAGGAATACCGGACGCTGATGTTTGAAGCAACGCAACAAGGCTCTGCGAGCTTCTATAGTGGTCACGGTACGATTTTCGGTCACTGTGGTCATGTGTTTGTCCTTGTGTTATCAGTGTATTGTATGATAAATTTCATGCGCAGTCAAAACATCAATCAGGGTCGGTGGTTTTTGTACCATAAACCCGAATGTAATAGCAGACTGGCCAACCAAGTTTCCACAGTGTATGGTATGTCCAAGCCCAAATGACCAAACAACGTGTTCAGGGCCCACACTGACACGAACGGCATGATCAACAGAGCGAACAGCATGATGATCATCATGCCACGAAAATAATTTTGGTCCATGTTCAGTGAGTTTTGATCATTGACACCAACACACTGGGCAAACCGGGTTCGTTGCGGTAAATACCACACTCAAAACCCAAGGTGCGAGCATGATCTTGTGCTTCGGTCAAGGTCAAAAAAGTGCCGCGATAAATATCGAAATTTATCATGTACACCACATATGTGGTCATGGTTGACTCCTGGTCTGTGTCTGTGAACATGTCAAGTCCTGGTACAAGTGTCAAGCATAGTATAGCACCAGGACTTGTTCTGGTCAACCTTTGGGTCTAGTGTGGCATTTATGCCACAGTGTCACTTGATTGGCTTGGGTCCAGCAGCACTGACAAAATCATACATGCGTTGCGCAGTGGCCAGAATGTGTTCCAGTCCTGGAAATTCTGGCATTCTCACCGTGCTGGTGATAGCACCTTTGTCGTCGCGTTCTGCACTGATTTCCCAGCCGTTGTATTTCCAAGTGTATTCATTGGCCACAAGATCTTTGGCCATGGCCAAAATTTCTGTTCTGATTTCGTAACCATTTTTCTGAGTTTTAAATTCAGGTAAATTGTACCTGGGCAATTCAAAATTTTTATTTGACATTTTTTTCCTTTGTGTGTGTGTTTGTGTTGTGCATGTGTGTGGCACCTGTTTATTTATCTTTGGTTCGCCATCCCTGTAAGAAATCCCATTCAGGTCCCAATCTTGGCCGATCACTGATTTTTTGATCCAACCAAACCAGACTCAATGCTGTGAAAATTATACCCCAGCCCAATAATTCATAGTCCATGTCTGCGCCCATAAATTTTTAAATGAGCTCTGGCACGAGTTTGGCCATGTGCTTCAAGATATCTGATCATGCCACGCAATATTCTAGTCAAAAATTTCATGGTTAACCATGCCCTCGACTAGTTCCTAGTCTGTGAAATTCATTGAGATACACTTCCAATTGAGCAGTGTCTGTGATGCTTTTATTTTTTAAAAAATTTTCCAATCTCACTTGGTATCCTTTATCAGGAAACAGTTCTGCCAACCGTTCCAGCCAATCAAATATTTGATTTGTCATGATGTCACTCCATTAAAATTTGTGCACCGCACAAATTTTATTTATCATGCAGTGATAAGTCAACCAACATTTGCTTCAAATTATTGTCATACATGATCATGGTCACACTGGTGATTTGATCTAAAACTGTGATATCATGGAGATCATGTATGTAGTAGGGACTGGTAAAATACTTCTCTAAAAATAACAGTTGTTTGAGGTTGATTTTTTCAGTAATTTTGTGCCTGTAGGACTGAATTTCGTTGGTTTTAGTGCAGAATTCCAAGCCAGTTTTTGTGAGACGAGCACTAGCCACATTAAAGGGATTAAAAAACCAGACTTTTCTGAAATGTGGTACCGAATCAGAAATTATTGAATAAAAATCGCTGTTCACATACAAAGAACTATGGTCTATCAACCATTTGGTAAACTTTTGCTGATCAAACTTGGTCACTTACAAGAATACACCACTGAACCTTGATCAAGTAGCACCACAGAAAATTTATCTGTTTTGAACTGTACGTTTAATTTTTTAGCCAGACTTATGGCATGGCCCGGATTGCTGAAACTGACTTTGCGATATTTGGGACCGGGGTAACTGACCAATATGTTTTGTGTTTTTAAATTCACGGGTTGATTGTTGTAATACACAGCCCAAATGCCCTGACTGGCTAAGATTTGATCACATTTGTAGGTCAGCTTGTTTAAATTTTCTAAAATCACAGTGGGTTTGGGTCTGCTCATGTCACATCCTTGTTGAAATTCACAAGTATTTATCAGGACATGAGCAACACCTGTGATCAGTTTTGAGATTCTGTGAAATGAGGATTAGATCTAAAAGGACCCTTAAAGCAATTTCTCTGCAGAGTTATGAGTTTGGGACATAATTCCCAGTGAATCACACCATGAATCACCACTGAAAACCATCCAGCACAGCGATAACTGCGGCTGCGTTTGGACTGTGTGTACTGCCACAATCTAAGTTGTAAATTGTATAACACGTTCCATGGCCTGTGAGTAGTGGGATAACCATCTATCACACAAGGAAATACCGTGGTTGGGTTTTGGATCTTTTTAAATCGTATGGGCACAGACTGTGCCAGAGATTTTGCATCTTTGTAGCGAATTCTGGTTTGATCTTTGACCAAAACTAGACCATGATCTGTGGCCTGCACAGTGGCAATTTTCTCGCCTTGATGTTTCACGATCCAAAACTTGTTCTTTATCACAGGCCATGCCTCTGCCGGCACGTCAGGCAGTGTAGGCAGCAGTGAAGATTTCTGCATAATTTTGACTCTGCTCGCTGAGTTTTTGCAAATCAAATCGCCCACAGAATCGTAGAAAATGGCTGCCTATCTGCGGTGAATTTTTTGGCACACAACCTTGTGTCACAGTGTGTGTGATCTTTTGTTTGATGATTGGCGGCTGAGCTCTGAGATCTATCAGCTGTTGATTTCTTTGATAGTCGTCTAACACACGATGTTCTTGGCCGTCTGCGTCCAGCCAACGGCTCAACATGAGATTATTCCAAGCATAACCTTTTTTGTGCCTGTCGGCATAGGCTTCCAAAAGCCCCACACGGTTTTTTGTGCCCTTGAGTCTCACACCAGGACAAGCACTGAACACATTGTCACTGCTGTCGCCGCGCATGCACTTTTCAAATAGCAACCATGCTGGTTCCGGCGGCTTTTTGGGTTGTTGTGTTTTTTTGTCCACGACCAGACGATTTTTGCGATCTTTGATTCCATGTATGGTGTGAAGTTCGTCTGTGATGCCATTGTATTGCTGTGTGTTTTCTGACAGCAGTTGATGAAAGTCTGAGTCTGTGGAGATGATGATGTGATCATCATTGGGATGTAAATCTATGAATCCTGCTATGAGATCATCTGCTTCTAATTCAGGATGCCTTAACACTGTGCAATTGGTGTGTTCTGTTAAAAACAACTTGAGCTGATCTAGGCCTGTCCAAAAGGCTTGATCTTCGGCTGCATCTTTGCTGCTCATGGCAGCTCTCTGCTCGGTGCGATTACGTTTATAAGGAGGATAAAAGTCTTTGCGCCAACTGCGACCTTCATTCAAAAACACCGCGTGTTGAGCTTGGCGGTCGCGCCAGCACCTATTCACGCTCGACAAAGTCACATGTATGGCAAATGCCACTCGCTCTTCTGTGGTGGTGCCACGATGTGCAGAGTGCCTGGCTCTGAAATAAGTGTTGGCAAGATCAATCAGCAAATAAGTGGTCATGTGAGTATATTAACTGATATTGCCAGCGCGGTCAACTGAATTCGCTGCGACCTTGGCCTAAATCTCTACGATTTTGGCTCCTCCTGAGATCAGGGTCTGCTTGTTGTTGTTCGTAGTTTTCTGACAACACATTGCGACACACTGTCTGGAACCAACGATCCACTATGACATGTTCACTTTCGTTGGCCTGTTGTTGAAACCCGGCCCGCACCAACTGTGCTATGAATTTGTCATTCCAGTCCAGCTCAAAATTACCAGATGCCAGATCTAAAGGATCTAGATGCACTTGTGTCACGCACACATATGGTTCTCCACGATCTGTGGCCATGTCTTTGGGAGTTTT